GACACCTTCCGGTTCACCTCGCCCTACGAGGACGTGATCGAAGGGCTGGCTGCCATCTACGGAGGCGTGGCCAAGCCGTGGAAGGATCCGAAGGCGAACCCGCCCGACCAGTTCGAGGTCATCACCCGCGCCAAGCAGATCGACGTCTACATCGTGCGCGACGGACTGAGCTCGTGGTACGAGGAATGGGCTGGCGGCGGATGCTTGCGCCGCTGCGACGGTGAGATGTGCCAGATCCCGCAGACCACCGGGCCCGATCAGGTCGAGATGGTCGAGGTGCCCTGCCTGTGCATCGCCGCCGGCGAACGTCGCTGCGATCCGCACACCCGCCTCAACGTCATCCTCCCCGACATCCCGTTCCGTGGCGTGTGGCGTCTGCAGACCAAGGGCTGGAACGCAGCGCACGAGCTGCCCGGCATGGTCGACATGATCGACCACCTCTCGGTCAACGGCCATGTCGTCCAGGCGGTGCTCGGCATCGAGGCTCGGACCCAGTCGACGCCGGGTCGGCGCAAGCGCAACTTCGTGGTGCCGAAGCTCTCCATCCTCAACACGCCAAAGGAGATCCAGCAGGGCCTGGCCGCAGCCGGAGCCACGCCGGCCATTGGCCCATCAACGGTTACGCAGGTCGCGCTACCCGTCGCCACGATGACCCCGCCCGACGACGAGGTGATCGACGCCGAGGTGGTCGACGACGAGCTGTTCGCCGCCGAGGAGGCGATGCGTGCCGACGCCATCAACTTCGGCCTCGACCCGAACCGCTACCTCGCCGCCGGTCGCGAGCAGATCCTCAACTCGCCGCACACCCCGGGCACCATGGCCGAGCGGTTGGCGAAGTGCAGCGCCGTCGTCCGCTCCGGTCGCATGGAGCCCATCGGGTTCAACCCCGACGGTTCGATCCAGTGGAGCAAGCCCCGATGATCCGCATCCTCGTCGCCGCACTCGTGCTCTGCGGGTGCGGCGCCACCCCCTACGTCACGTCGGACTACGAGACAGCGCCGACCATCGTCATCCACCCGATCCTGCCCTCGCTCGACGCACCGGCCATCGCCACCGTGTCAGCGATCCGCATCCGTCCACCGTCGCCCATCACGCGTGACGAGCACACGCCCATGCCGGCTGCGCCCACAGGGATCATGGGCCTTCCGTTTGCCCCGGCGAACATGACCGGCTGTGACGAGATGACCTTCTACCGGGAACAGTTCCAGCTGCCGCCACGGTTCGACGGGCTCGGGTACCGGGAGTCGCGGTGCACCAACACCCCGATCAGCTCGACCGGGTGCTGCGTCGGGTACTGGCAGTTGCACTCGATCATCTTCCGTGACCATCGCATGATCGAGGGCCTCGCCGCATGCGGGGCCACCTGGCAGAACGTCCGAGGGGACGATCCCGCGTCGAAGCAGCGCAACGCGTGCGCCGCCAAGCAGCTCTTCGATACAGCTGGATACCAGGCGTGGGCCCTGTGACATACCATCAGTTTGCCCCTGCGGAGGTGTTGCAACAAGCCCCTTTCGTCGAGCTGGTCATTCCCCGGTACAAGCTGCGCTTCATCACGGAGAACGTGAGTCATTCCCACTGGCAACGGGTCTACCGCCAGCGCCGGGACTGGGCCGACCTGACCAACGTCGCCCTGCTGCAGGCCAAGCTCAAGCTGACCAAGCCCCTGCCGCCCGTGTGGGTCCATCCGATCTTCACCTTCGGCGTGACCCGCACCCGCGACCCGATCAACTTCATGCCCACGGTCAAGCCGGTGATCGACACCCTCGTTCGCCATGGCTGGTGGCCCGACGACAACCCGCGCTACGTGGACTACATCGCTCCGGTCGCCGTCATCGTCAAGGGCTGCCTCGAGAACTTGACCCTCCGCTTCTACGAAAGGCCCACCGATGGATAGCTCGACCGAGTTTCTCGCCATGTCCGTCGAGCTCGAGCGCGACATGCTCGTCCTCGGCACCGTGGTCAAGCAGGCCCGGCAGGCGCACGACCTCTCGCTGCGTAACCTGGCCACGTTGATCGACGTCGGCTACATCACCCTCCACCGTTTCGAGCGGGGCCAGCTGCTGCCCACACCCGCCGAACGCGAACGGATCGCGGCATGGCTCTTCGCTGTGCCCCCTGCGTAACGACGACATCGCACCGACCTGGGTCTTCGTTACCTTTTGCCCAGGTGTCGTTGTCCCGACCGTTGAGCTGGCCTCCCCGGTGGCTCCGGTCGGGCGACAGGTGCGTTCGGACGGATACGATCGGACGTATGCCAACCCCTCCCGAACAACGAGTCCTCGATACCATCATCCAGCTTCGCGAGAAGTACCACGCCTGCACGGCAACGGCCGTGGCCGCCACGCTGCACCTGAACAAGACCTACGTGCTGCGCCTGTGCGAGAACCTACGCCGGCAGGGCCTCGTCGACTGGACCACCATGACGGGCTCACTGCATCCCACTGGCCCATCAGCTGTTGCGACGTCACGACCGGTCGTGCCCCTCGAGGAGCCGGCTGCCGAGCCAGCCGATGAGCGTGGCCCCACCGACGATGACGCCGACGAGAAAGCACAGCGGCGCAACGAAGCCCTGGCAAGGGGCCGAGCGACTGCAGCTGCGAACCGCCTGGCGCGGCAAGCAGCGAGGGAACCCGTCAACGCCTGAGGTCATTCACCCAAGGTACAGGACAGCCCAGACCAGCTGCTGACCAGCATCGGCTCCACAGATCAGGGACGTATGTGTGACTCGGACGACCTTGTCCATCCAGACCGGCTCCGGCGACGACGAGTACTCCCACATGAAGACACCGATCATGCCTTGACTGATGATCTCAGCGGACAAACCGTGCGCGATGTTGATGGCCTGACCTTGTTGATGATCCGCCGGCACCTGCATGTTCCCCCGAGCGACGCGCACCATCGGGCCAGCAGGAGGAGGCCCCTGTGGTCCTTGCGGTCCAACCGGGCCTTGGATGCCTTGCGGTCCCTGTGGCCCGACTGGACCCTCGGGCCCTTGTGGGCCAGGGACGCCGAGCCCGCCGATGGCGACGACGGTGCCGTCCTCCCGCTTGTAGAACAGGGCTCCGTCAGGCATGGGTGCTCCTCGTGGTCACAGTTCGGCCGATGCGTTGAACGAGCACGACACCCACAAGCCTGCCCGACTGGCGTCGAATCCGCCCACCCATACCGTCTGGCCGAACACCGTGAAGTTGCTCGGGTTCTGCTCGATCACCCCGCCTTGCTCGGCGTTGCCGAGGGGACCGGTGCCGGTGATGATCGGGGTCTTCCGCATGACGGGCAGGCAGCCCTGGAACACTGCCCGACCTCCGTTCGAGGCGACGCCGAGCGCCGAGACGGGGATGAAGTACCGCTGGCAGCGGGCCAGCTCGTCGGCGTACGGCGGCTCGATGTACGGGGTGGCGACCGAGCCCGGTTCGAGCTTCACGGCGCCGAGGTCGACGGCGAACGACTGGTCGACCGGGGCGTCGAACTGGATGATGATGTGATGCCCGTCGCCGAGCGTCTTCCCGTCGATCGACGGCATCTCGAACGTGTACTCGACCCGGCGCGGCGCTTCGCCATCGGTGACCCGGAACGTCTGCTGCACCAACGCGATCGGCTCGTCGCCGGGACCGACCACCTGACGCACATGGACCTTCATGTCTCCGGTGAAGTTGTAGCTGCTGGCGATCTCGAACGACAGCGTGACGGTTCGACCGGCGAACGTGTCGACGCCTTCGATGCGGTGGAGCAGCGACGAGTAGGTGGCCCCCGGCTGGAAGACGGAGCTGCGCCACCGCGCCCCGTTGCGTCCACCGCCCGCCCTGCCGCTCGTCGGGGACAGCCGCTCGACGGTGACGTTCGATCCGGGCACGCCGTTGTGGATCGCTTGCCACTGGTCGGCGGTGTACGTCCACGCGTTCGGCGGCACGTCGATCCATGTGTTGCTGCGCTGCCAGACGGCGAAGCCGCCGTTGATGACCGCGTTCGGCTGGGCGACGATCACCTGCGGGGCTGGCGGGTCGGTGACGGTGACGCCGACCTTGGCGGCGATGATGAAGCAGAGGGCGTAGAACGGCGGCAGGTTGTTGTGCGGCTGCCCGCCACCTGTCGGGCCTCCGGTCGTTTGCAGGCCGTAGACCGCCTTGGTGCTCTGCCCATCCCACACCGGCAGCGCGTCCTCGCCAGTGTTCCAGCCGACGTAGTTCGCGTGGCTGTGCGACGGCATCTCCTCGATCGTCAGCGTGTGCGTCGCCTCGCCGCCCGAATCACCGATCTTCCTCGTGGCCGAGGCACCGACGACGAAGCGATCGCGCAGGTCGGGCAGTCCGTTCGGATACATGGCCCGCAACGCGTCGTACTCAGCCCCGGCCGGGACCGGCGAGCCGTCGCAGAGTAGGTGCGTGGCGGGGATCGGGGCATCGCCCCACATGGAGATGACGCCGACGTCCTGTGAGACGACCGTGCCGCTACCCGAGCTCGAGCCGCCGCCCGTACCGCTGCCCGGCGTGACGTCGATGATCGTGTAGCGCGGCGGCATGATGTCGTGCCGTCCGCTGGCCGTCCCCGCCCCGTAGTAGACGCCGTAGGCGAGCTTCGCCTCGTGGTCGCCGGTCGTGCCGGTCCACTCGAACGTCGTCGCGATCGTGTTGAGCAGGCCCCCGTCTGCGGTGATGGCGACCAGCCCCAAGGACGAAGCGATCGGCACCCCGTCGATGTCGAACCGGAGCCCGAGGTAGTCCCCGACCCTCGACCCCTGCATCAAGCACTGGGCAGTGATCTCGTAGCGGTGGCCGTTGATGAGCGGAACGGTGGCAGCCGTTCCGTTGAGGTTGACCAGCTCGCCCGGCCCGCTCGGGGCCAACGGGGTCGTCTGCGGCTGCGTCGGATCACCGACGACGGTGATGACGTGACCGGCGATGCCGCCCCCACCGCCGCCGCCCGAGCCTTCGGGGCAGTGGACGACCCACATCTCGCCGACCCTCATCCACGTCTTCCCCATCGCGGTGAACAGCTCGCCTTGCGCGGGCGCGTCGGGGAAGTTGATCGGCGCGGTGCCGCCGCCTTCGGGCAGGCCCCCGCTGTCGCCAGGCCCGTCCGGTGGAAGCGGGATCACTCCGGTTCCGAGGGGGTCGGGCTCGCTGCCGGGGATACCCACTACGCCGGTTGCCATGTCAGCTCATCCTCTCGTCCATCGCATCCATCCCTCAGTTGAGCCGCTGGACTGTCAGGCAGGCACGGCCAGCCGTGAGCGCCCACGCCCCGTCCAGCCCCTTCGAGGCCATCGTGAAGGTGTTGCTCCCTGCTACCACGTCGAGCACGACCGAGTGCGAGAACCCGTAGTAGACGCCGCTGTCGCCCATGTGCACCGTCGCGGCAAACCCGTCCGACGCCTCGGCGACGGTAGCGCCCGACACCCTCACCCCGAACAACGCGTTCTTGTTCCCCGCTCCCGCGATGGCAGAGCCAGAGAACGTGACGAGCACCTGCGTCCCCGTCTCCATCGTCACGGTCGGGTATCCACTCTCCACCCACCAGCCGTTGCCGACGTCGGCAGGGTTGTAGACCGGCATCTCCCAGCGGTAGTTCGCCTTCACCCCGTCGTACGTCTGCACCCCGGCAGGACCCTGCGGCCCGGCTGGGCCTTGCGGGCCTTCGGGACCGGCAGGGCCAGCGGGACCTTCGGGACCTTGCGGGCCGACGATGGTGTCGTCGCGTGCGCCGAAGTGGTTGACCCGCAGGACGGTGTGCGGGTGGCCGACGCGCGTGGCGTTGGCGTTGTAGGAGCGGCCCCAAAGCTGGAACGTCCATGTCCCGGCGACATCGACGGTGAACGAGTGGATGTTGCCGACCGAGGCCCGCTCCTGCTCGTTGATGAACGCGGCGTTGGCGATCTGCGCCGTCAGTGATGACGCCCCGCCCGGCCGGGTGATGTTGACGGCGACCTGGCCGAGCGTGGTGGGGATGCCAGCGTCGGGCAGCATGTCGGCCGACCAGGCGAGGTCGATGACGTCGCCGACGAGCGCCTCGACGGTGAGAGCGAGGCCGAAGACTCCACCCTCACCGGCCAGCACGGTCTGTGGTGGCGTCGTCCACTGGCTCGACAGCAGGCCGACAGCGGGCTCGCCCGGCACGAGAACCGGACCACTCGAACCACCGCCACCACCGCAGTCGCCGCCGACGTCGATCCACGACGAGTCGAAGCGAACGAACAGCCGCCCGAGGTACGTGTTGAACCACAGGTCGCCGTCGTTCGGGTCGACCGGGGCGTGCTCCCCGATCGAGGTCGACGAGCTACCACCGCTGGCCGGTGCCTGAGCGACGGCGACGATGATGAACCGCAGCGCGTAGAACGGCGGCATGTTGTTGTGCGCCTCGACGGCATCGACACCGGCCCGGTCCTGCACGGACGCTCCGGTGCCGGAAGGCTGGTTGTTGGCGGTGACGTTCGTGGCGTACCAGTCGCCGCCGACGTCGCCGCCCGTCGTGTTGGAACGCAAGACGAGTCGCGGCTCGGCGCCGGGTCCCTGGTCGTAGTAGATGCGACCCTGACCGTTGCTCGGAGCCCACGCGTCCGTCCCGATCGGGTGAGCGTGCGGGTCCTGCACATGGTCGTGGCCGGGGTCGATGAAGCCGTGGCCGTGCGTCCGCAGGGCCGACTCGTTGATCGTCAGGAGGTGCGTTTCCTCGCCGCCCGTCGCGCCGACCGCCTTCGTGTCGGAGGCACCGACGATGAACCGGTCACGAAGGTCAGGCAACCGAGGCGGAAGACCCACGGCAAAGAGGGATCGCAGCTCGTCGTACTCGGGACCATCAGGAACCAGCGATCCATCGCAGAGCAGATGTCCAGCAGGGATCGGACCGTAGCCCCACATGAGGATCGTGCCGACTGCATGGCCCCCGCCGCCGCCCGAGCTCGAGCCGCCGCTGACCGGGATCCATGCGCCGCCCGCGTAGATCGACAGGATGCGCGTGTCGGGGTTCAGCCAGAAGTCGCCATCGGCGGGAGCCGTCGGTGGCGTCGTGCCGATGCCGACGTTCGACCCGCCACCACCAGACGGCGGCGTGTAGCTGGCGTCGAGGTCGAAGAACAGCGTGCCACCCGACAGGTCGGGCGGGATCTCCGTGCCCTCGGCAACCGGAGTCGGCGGCCCTGGTGAGCCATCCAACCCCTGTGGACCCTGCGGGCCCTGCGGACCGATCGGCCCCTGCGGTCCAGGCGCGCCACCCCCAGTACCGCCGCCGCCCTTCTTGATCAGCGCGAGCAGCTCGTTGTACTGGTCGTCGGAACGCACCGGATCAGTGCGCCTTGATCTGGAAGTACACCGCTCCGTGAGCCGGCGTGGTGTCCAGCGGGCTGTTCGGCAGGTTGCCATTGCCGGACAACGTCCCGCCCGCCAACGCAGCGACGGAGTGCTGGTGGTTGTCCACTGGTGCCCCGGCGAACCCGTGCCCGTGGCCACCCTGGCCGGCGACGATCGACAGCTCCGCCCCGTTGCGCTGCACCGAAATGCCGGTACCGGAACCGACCGTGCCTGTGATGGGTGCCGCCTCGAAGTTGCCTGGAACGCCGTTCGAGTTCGGCGTGATGTCGAGGCTGTGCGTGGTCTTGTTGTCGTCCAGGCCGAAGATGCGATCGGTTGCACCAACCTGCAAGCTGTGGCTGTGGCCTGGGTCGGAGATGTTGTGGCCATGCCCCGGGTCCGAGATGTTGTGGCCGTGCTCGCCGCCACCCGTGACCGACCCCGCCGGAGTGTGCGCGCCGGCCGGCCCGGTCACATCACCGTGGCCGTGTCCGATGTCGTGCCTGTGCGGCGGCAGGTTCGCCTCGGCAATGGTGCGCGCGTTCGCTCCACCCTTCTCGCCCACCGCCGTCACGCCCACCCCTTGCAGCGTGCGATCCGACCAGTCGGGCAACACGATGTCGGTGCCCTGCTTCCACGTCACCGGCAGCTTCGGCCACAGCGTCGGGAAGCGGGTCTGCCCGTTCGCGTAGCGCTGATTGAACAGCAGCCAGCCGGGATCGGCCACGCCGTACACCGTCGTCCTGATCGTCCCGGCAGGACACACCGTCTCGAGCAGCGCCACGTCCGTACCGAAGATGCCCTCGGAGAGATCGTCGATCTTCTGGCACCACGACGCCGGCAGCGTGTGCTGCACCACGGCGTTGTCACCATGGGCAGCTGGACTCGTGCCGTCGTAGCCACGAACACACTCGGTGCACACGTTGGCCGAGCGCAGCCCGACAAACACCTTCTCCTCGATCGGCGTACCTCGGTCGATGACGATCACGAAGTTCGAGCTCGGGTACGATGCCCCGTCCTCGAGCGTCAGCGACCTGACCGACGCGTCGATCGCTGCATTGAGCTGAGTGGCCTGTGCGGCCCCGGAGAACTTCATCCCTGTCATCGTGCGCTCCTATGCCTTGACCAGTCGAAGGACCAACGTGCCCTCGATGAACGACCCAGCGTCGTTCCACTTCTTGCCTCGCATCTCGTACGCATCCACTCGGACGCGCTCGACGCGACTCCCCATGCGGAAGTTGACGGCCGTCTTGGACCGCCACAGCCCCACCAGTGCGTCGTACACCTTGGCCACGTCCACGTCACGAACCTGGCCGGGGCCGCTGTTGATCCGCACTCGCGAGTTGAGCATGAGCGGAACGATCCACTGCTGCACCGGAGGGACCACCGGGTAGGCACGCATCCGCCACTGCTTGAGGATCGGTGTCGTGCCGCCTGGCCCGTTCAGGGTGATCCGCACCTGGCAGTGCCGAACCTGCTCGGCATCGAGGTCGTAGGTGAAGCCCTCCGATCCGACGATCGCGTTGACCGCCGTCCCGATCGAGTTGCCGAGGTCGTCGAACACCTCGACCCTCACCGACTCGCCCACCTCGAGCGGCTCGTACTCCACCTTGATGTCGGTCAGCACCTTCTGTTCGACGGTGCCGAACGTGATGATCCCCGAGTCGATGAAGCCCACCTTCTCGTAGCGCGTCAACGACTGGCGGAAGCAACCCCGGTTCGGGACAGCGACGATCAGCTTGCGGCCGAAGTACGCCACCGCCGTCGGAGCTCCGTTCCCGATCTGCACGTCCCGGGCATGCGCCGGCAGCAGCGGCTCGACGAACGTGGACAGGTCGAGGCGCACCAGGCAGGCGTTGGCGGCATCGGTGACCCACGCGTAGGGCCCATCAGCTGTTGCGGCGAACGCGCCGTCGATCTCGATCAGCGGGCCGTACGTCAGCGTGCCGTCGCCACCGATCTGCGCGAGGCGCGCCCCCTTGCTGGTCAGCAGCAGCACCGCCCCGGCGTAGGCGTAGCCGTCGTAGAGCAGCTCACCGAACGGCAGCGGCGCCGACTCGACGGACTGCAGCAGCGCACCGACGGAGTCCGTCGCCACCGAGTACAGCTCGGAGCGGATCCCGGCGAACCCGCCGATGTAGATGCGCGAGCCGATGTTGAACACCGTCGTCCACCGGAAGGCCGGCTGGAAGTGGTCCTTGACCGTGAGCAGCGTGCCGTCCCTGGCCACCTCGGACAGCACGTTGGACTGGCCGATGAGCAGCCGGTTGCCGACGAAGTACACCTGATGGGTGTTCGCCGTGATCGGCTTGGTGAATCCCACCGAGTCGCGCGCTGGACCGAGCACCTTGCTGAGGCCGTTCGTGTGCGCCACGTACAGGTCGGTGCCATCGGTGGCGAGCCCCTGGATCTGCCCGCCGCCGACGAGGTTGATCGACACCCAGCGGTCGTAGCTGATCTCGGTCAGGTCGGTGCGCCACAGCTGGGTGCCCGACGCGTAGAACAGGTACGGCCCCGACTCGATGAGGAACGCCATGGCACCGGTCGCGTGCTCCTTCGACATGGTCATCGTGTGGTGCAGCGTCAGCTCGTAGTCGTTCCACGGGTTGATGCCGTACGACAGCTCGAAGCGGAACGGATCGGCGTCCTCGCGCAGGTCACCGAACTCCTGGCCCATGCCGTGCAGCCACGAGTAGCGGTACCTCGACCATGCACCATCAGCGTTGAACAGTTGCTCGGACTGATCGCTCGAGGTGGCCACGCCATCGCGGATGGTGGACTCGGACATCGAGCGGTACTCGGTCGTGTCGTCGAGGGGCAGCTCGATGCCGTTGATCGAGACGGTGGTCGGTGTCGGATCGACACCGGAGCTCGTGCCCCGGTAGAACAGGAAGGCGTCGGTCGCGCCGAGGAGCACGTCGATGCCGGGCCCGACGGCCAGTCCGATCCGCCGATGGAGGCCGGAGTCGAAGGGCATCTCAGTCCGCCTGGGGCGGGTACTTGGCCATCAGCTTCATCGCCTCTTCGTTGCGACGGCGGCGGTAGAGGGCGTAACGCATCTGCATGTCCTGCGCGCCGGCGCCCCACGGCGTTTCCTGCGCGTAGCGAGGTTCGTCCTGCACCATGCGCCCACCTCGCGCGTTCTCGTCGTCCATCATCACCCGCAGGACCACACCCTTGTCGAGCACGTCGAGCATCGACGGTTGCAGTCCCACGTCCTCGACCAGATCGGCTGTTGCGCTGAGCGCATCGACGTCGAACGGGATCGCGCAGAGGACGTACGCAGCGCCGGTGTTCATGTGTTCGATGAAGCGCAGCTGCACGCCGCTCGTCGAGGGCCCGGTCGCCCAGGTCGCACCGGCACCACGCTGCACCCTGAACGGCATGCGCGGCCAGGCGGTCGATGGCTCGAGGTACTGGCCGAGGTCGTTCCAGCGGCGGTACACGGCGATCACGTGGTAGCACTCGGCCAGTGCCGAGGACAGCTCGTAGGTGTCGGTCCCGTCAGCGATGGCGATCTCGACCCCGTCCACCTTGTAGAGCTCGGGGCCCCACGATGCGAGCTCGTCACGCATCGCCTCGAAGATGTCCACGGGTTGGAAGCGGGGGTTGACCCACACCTCGGAGCCGGGTTCGTGAGCCTGTGGCTCGGAGTCCTGCCAGCCACGGATGACGGTCGCCTCGCGAATGGCGAGGTCGACGGCCATCACCCGCATCGTCTCCAACCCGATGCAGATGATCGCGCCCGGCTTGAGCCCTGCCGGCAGGTCGTACATGAACGTGAGCTTGGACTGCGAGTCGTCCAGGGGTTCTGCGAGGAGGTTGACCTCGTCGCGCTGACCGGACGCCAGCCGTCGCCGGATGCGCTCGACGGAGTTGGCGACAGAGGTGCGAGCCATGGCGTGATCCTACGTGTGAGCGAACAGGGCAAGAGGGGACCAGCCGAAGCTGGCCCCCTCAGTCTCCTGCCCTGGGGAGATCAGACCAAGCCGGCGGTCGGCATGGCTGCGGTGGAATCCAGGCTCGTCCACTTGGCGCAGTGGGACTCGCCCTTCACCTCGAAGCCGAGCTCGGCCACGATCATGAAGGAGTCCGTGTCCCGCGTCTTGGCGAGCGGCTGCAGGATCATCGGCTGGAAGTCGCGCTGCACGAAGTTGTCCGCCGAGTAGGCGAACGCATCGGTGGCACGGCACCAGCGGTTGCGGACCAGCATCACGTCACCGAACTCGGTCATGACCGAGGTGGCCCGACGACGGCCACGGCGGGCGTCCTCGACGGTCACGGTCTGCACGCGCTCGGCACCCGCCACGTTGTTGAGGGCGACGAAGTTGCCGGGACGGGACATGAGGTGCGTGAACATGCCGCCCTCGTCGTACGCCTCCTGCTGCATCCCCTGGATGCCCTCGACGGTCAGGTGATCGTCGGAGGTGTTGACGTTGCTGACGAGGAAGCTGTCCAGACCACCGGTCTGCCGGCTGCCGTCGGCCGCGATGTAGTGCTTGATCTGGTACAGCGCGGCCTGCTCGATCGACAGCTTCGTGCCGTGCATGACGTTCACGATCTGCTTGTTGAGCTCGTTCGGCACGCCGTACTTCGGGATGCGCTGCTCGGTGCGGGACACCTCGATGCGACCGCTGAAGATCTGCGTGTAGTTCGAGTACCGATCGCGACCCTGGTAGTTCGCTCCGGCGATGTCGCCTTCACGCAGGACGGTACCGGTGCCGATCACTTCGGCGCCGACGGCGTGCGCCGCCTGGGTGGTGCCGGTCACCGCAGCCGAGCCACGGGTGACCGTGAGCGTGTTGGCCGTGATGTCGATGTCGGTCACCAGCATCACTTCGTCGTCGATGCGGATGCTGTCACCCACACGGAACTTCGCCGCTTCGCCGGCACCGACCGTGACGGTGGTCCCGGTGTCGGCCGCGAGCACCCCAGCGAGGGTGGCGCGCGGGAGCAGGATCTCCTCCTCGAGCCAGAAGAACTGGAAGTTGTCCACCGGCTGGCGGGACAGGACGGGTGCGCCGTCACTGCCGACGCCCGTGGTCAACGGGAGGTCCATCGGGGAGAGGATGTAGATGAGCTCGTCGATGTTGATCTTCGTCTCGACCGAGAGGTTGTAGCTGTAGAAGTCGCCCAGGCGGGCGCCGTCGATTTGCTCTGCTGCCATGGTCTGGCTCCGTTCAGTGCGTGGCCCTGATGGTGTTCAGGGTGCTGGTGATCTGATGCTTGTGCTCGTCGTAGTACTTGCGGCGAACCACCGTGCCGTCCGGCTTCATGAGCGGCACCTTCACGCCGCCTGGCCGTTCGTCGTAGATGATCTCCTTGTTCCTCGACGGTGGCACCGACGGCGTTGGCCGCCAGTTCTGCGTCTTGGTCATCTCCGCGCGTGGGCTGACCTGCAGCCCCTTGGCGCGCAGGCGACAGCCGTAGTGGGTCGTGCACCCTTCGATGGTGCACTTCGGCTCACTGGCCATGGCCTGCTTCCGTCTGGCGCTGGCGCCATTCGGCCTCGTTGAACAGGCGACGTGGATCCGCCGAGGTGAGCAGACGATCGACAGCAGCGAGCTGTGCGGCTTCGACTCGGACACCGTTCTTGCGGTCCTCGTGGAAGCCCCTGAGTGCCTGGTCGATCGGATGCGCCCCTTCGGGTGCGATGGACCCTGCCGGGTCACCACCTGCGAGACGTGACCGGGTGTCTTGGATCGCGAGGTCCTCATCGGTCACGACGGGGGGTGGTGCCGCCTGTGAGAAGAGGCCGAGCTCCGTGGCTTCGGTCTTGAGAGCGGCGAGATCCTCGCCCTCCCACGTCTTGTAGAGCAACGAACCGATCTTCGTGTCGGTGTCGATGCCCGCCTTGGCGAACAGCAACTCCTTCCTGAGCTCGGCGTTCTCGTTGCGTGCCTGGCGTCCGTCTTCGGCTGCGCGTCGCAGCTGCTCCGGCGTTTCGGGCGTGGTGGTGTCGGTGTCGTTGGACATGGGGATGACCTGCTTTCGGGCTGAGTGTCGTGACGCCTTCGACTACTCGCAGCGCGCGGCGAAACGCTGCGGACTTCGGCGGCCACGCTGTAGCTCCACCTCGGGGCCGGATCACCAGCTCTCCCGTGAGCCCGATTCCTACCACGCCGAACCCTGGACGCGCAACGACCCCCGGGGATCGGGCCCAGGGGTCGCTGCGAGATGACCCTACTTCTTGGCCTTCGGCTGCTTGCTGCCGTTGCCGGCCGAGCCGACACGGGTGGCGCTGGTGGAGCCGGTCGTCGGCTTGACACCGCGACCGCCACCTTCACAGGTCTTCGTTCCTGATCCGCTCTTCATGGTCCCTCCTTCCCGTTGCTCATGCCGACCGGACGCCGGTCAGCCCTTCGCTGGTCAGGAGACTGCCACCGAAGGAGGACTGCTCGTTGGCCTTGCGCTCCAACAGCCGGCGCTCGATCGCGCTCGATGCCGCTGCGTCCCCGAACACCGTCGCCTCGAGGCCGGTGTCGGTCGTCAGGTCGCTCGTCTCGGTGAAGCCCTCGGTGAACGCGCCCTTGAGCCGGTTCACCGTGGTCAGGTCTTGGACGATCCCGGCATCCGTCCCGTCGGGATTGAACACGGCGATGCGCTCGGCCATGGTCTTGTCCATGTTGATGCCCAGGTTGCGGCCCGTGCCCGCTGCGAACGCTGCGCGCCCGGCCTTGTCGAGGTTGGCGATGGTCATGTCGGGGTCGAGGTAGAACGCTGCCAGCGCAGCATCGCCCTGGCCGACGCCGTAGAACTCGTCGAACGCCTGGCGGATCGCCGGATCGCTGTCGTGCACACGGCTCCACGTCTGATCGAGGCGGTCGGCCACGTCGTACGTCGACAGGCCCCGCACCATGAGCGCCTGAATCTCGGCGGGCTCGTCGAACATCCACGACGGGAGGCCGGACGCCGGGAGGATGTTCTGCCGGACCGTCTTCTCGTAGTCGAGGATCTCCTTGGCCGTCACCGGCTGGATCTTCGGGCCGGTCGGGTTGGCCGCGTTGGCCTCGCGGATCTGCTTGATCGCCGGGAAGCGGGCCTGGAACTCGGGGGTCTGCTCGATGGCGATGTTGAACTCGGCCTCGGTGTCGACGCCCTTGACGATCTGGTCCCACAGCCAGCCACCGGGCTCACCGTTCGGCCCCAGCGTGAACAGACCCCCCAGCTGCAGCCGATCGAGATAGACCTGCAGGGTGTTGAACGCCTCCATCTGGTCGTCCGTCGGGCCGACGGCCGCACCGGGTGTTGCAACAGGGTCCACGCCCGGCCGAGTGGCAGGAGCCGTGGGCGTTGCGGGGCCGTTGATCGTCGTCGCCCACGTCGACGGGTCGCCGTAGTTCGCTGGGGTCGGCGTGACCGGGTTGGCGGCGCGATCAGCTGCAGCCGTATCCGCCGCTGCGTTGTCCGTTTGCTGCGCTGCCCAGTCGGCGTTGAACTGCGCGAAGTCGGCCTCGAACGGATCGACCCAGTTGGCGTAGTTCGGATCGCCTTCGGCCTTGGCCTTGCGGGCGATGTTGCCCCAACCCGCCGGATCGTCGGGGTCGACCCAGTTGGCGAAGTCGGGGTTGCCGAGGAACTTCTGGATGCGGGCATAGCGGAGCAGACCAGCAGCATCACCCGGGGTCGTGGGCGCTCCGTACGTGGCGTCGAAGGTGGCCACCGGTCAGAGTCCGAACACGTTGGCGAGCATGCCGGCCATGTTAGAGGCGAGCTCCTTGGCCCTGGTGGTCTTGGCGTAGCCGGGGTCGCTGCGCGCCGCCCGCTGCATCTCGTCGAGCGTGGCCGCCCGCTCGTTGCCCTTCTCGTCCGTGGTCTTGAGCATCGTCAGCCACTTCTGATCCATGAGGTTCACGTCGTTCGGGTTCATCTCGAGCTCGCTGGCGATGAAGTCCCTCGACGGGGCGAGGTAGTCCTTGGTGGTGATGCCCTGGTCGATGGCGTGGGCGGCGAAGCGGTAGTTGGCCTTGGCCTGCTCGCGCAGGATCGTGTTCACCGTCTCCATCGTCAGCTCGCCCGAGGCCATCCTCGTCGCGTAGGAGCGGGCCGTCTCGTCCGAGATGGTCAACAGGTAGTCGCTGGCGAGCACCTTCATCTGGTCGACCTGCTGCTTGAGCGTGCCGTCCTTGAGCCCGTCCCAGTTCCATGCGGCACCGACGATGTACTGCGTCAGCCGGTCCTGCGCCCACCCGTTCTTGACGACCGTGGTCGCCAGCGCAGTGATCGCGCCCTCGTCGAACACGATGCCGAGCGTCTCGGACTGGTTGCGGATCGACTCCTTGGCGTTCTCGATGTCGATGGCTTCCTGCTCGGCCGCCGACCGCCCACCTCCACCACCGAAGGTACGCCCACCGCCGTCATCGAACCCGCCAGGCGGCTTCAAGTCGTACTGGTAGAGGATCGCATTGATCATGTTCGGGTCGTTGCGATACGTCCAGAACTGCTCCTGCAGCCAGGACGTCACGCCCGGGTTCGCCTGCAGCCACGGCTTGGCCTGCACCTGGAAGGGCACGGACTTGAGCCACTGGTCGTAGACGTCGCGCTGCGACCAATCCGTCAGCCCGGGGCGCAGCGTGTTCGACGCTGCCTGCCCGACGTTCAGACCGGGTGCAGGTTGCTGCCGGTCGCGCTCCTCCTGATCAGCCGTTGGCATCGGTGCTCCAATACTTGTCGTCACGCAGGTTCTCGGGAACGGGGGTGCGCGGCATCGGGGAGTCCTTGTCGCGCGCGTCGAGGCCCCACTTGGCATTGACCTGTGCCATCGTGCCTCGGAAGGCCTCGATCTCGGCTTCGGCACCAACGGTGTCCTTCACTGCCTCGGAGATGTCGGCCTCACCGAAGCCACCCATGGTCGCATCAGCTTGCCAGGCGAGGTCATCACGTCCGCCGATGTCGTCAGCTCGCTGCGTCCGCAGCGACTGCATCATCGTCGCCACCTGATGGAACTCCTGGGGCGTCAGCTCGCGCCCGACGAGCTCGATCGCCATGGCGTTCGCCGCCTTGCGGGCCTGCGTCGGCTGGAAGAGGCCGAACCGATCGGTCGGGTTGGCCGCCTCCTGGCGCCGGCGCTTCTCCTGGCCGAGAAGGATGTCCACCGGCACGTCTCGGGCGACCGAATCGGTGAGCACGCGCAGCCAGGCCATCTTGGTCGGACCATCCCAGTTGTTGCCGAACGTGGGCTTGGCCTGCACGCCGTCCGAGCCGATGCCCTCGAAGTATCCGGCGTCCTGCATCTGCTTCTGCAGCGCGACGAGCTGCTCCTCGTTGAGGTCGTTGAGGTAGTTGACCGCCTTGACCGGCGTCAGCTTGACCCGCGTGTACGGGCCCTGCATCGTGATCGCCACGTCGACGGTCGGATCGCCCTGCAGCTGGGCATCCACCAGCTGCGTGATGTCGCTGCCGGTGTTCATCGCCGTCTGCCATGCCTCGGCCGCAGGGACGGCCACGGTCGTCCCGTTCTCCTCCTCCTGGTGCACGTAGTCCATGAAGTTGTCGGACTGCACGCCGGGGTCGGGGCCCATGATCGGGTTGCCGTTGTCGTCCGTGCCGATCTGCACCTGCGGTGCGTTCTCGATGTTCGTCTCCTCGAGATCGAACACCGCCGTCGGGGACGGACCGGCGACACCCGACTCGAAGTCGAGCACCCTGCTGAGGATCTCCGTCGTCTGCTCGGGCGTGTAGCCCATCGCGAGCGCCGACTCCTGCACCTTCTCGGCGATGCGGTCCTGCTGTTCCTGCAGGAGCTCGGCGGCCTTGCTGTGGCCGATGGCATCCTCGCTCTCCCGCTCGACGATGACCTGCAGGTAGGGGCGAAGGTCGATGTCGCGAGCGGCACCGGGCGAGAGCATGTCCTCGGGGATGCCCTCTGCGACCATCTTCGCGATCTGCTCGGCCACAGCCTCCTTGAGGAAGTCGCCGCCCATCTGCCAGAACGGCGTAGCCACGGTGACCGGCGGGATCATCCGATCCTTGAGCCGGTTGGCGAACTCCCGGCGAGTCAGCACTGGCCGACCCAGCTCACCATCCGCCGGGGACACCGCTTCGAGGTGCTGGTACATCGAGGCGGTGACCGGCAGGCGGAAGTCGTCGACACTGATGACGTTGTCCGCAGGTGCCTCGGTCGGTGCCGTCGGTGCGGTGGTCGTGGGCGGCGCCGCAACGGGGCGAGGCACGGCCGTTCCGGTCGTCGGGCCGGGAGCCTGTGTCGTCGTCGGTGCCGGCGCGGTCGTCGGCGTCTCGGACGGGATCGTTCCGGTCGGCGGCCCCTGCGGGATGGTGTCGTCGTAGCTCACTCGAACCTCGACTCGGGCCGGATGACCGACAGCCAGAATCCTTCGATCATCGGGTTCGCCTCCACATAGTCCTCGGCCCACGCCTTGAAGGCCGTCTTGGCTTGTTCCTTGATCAGTGTTGCATCGTTCGAGTTGTCCGACGCGTACTGCTGCAGGATCGACTGGTAGTTGTCGAAGTTCGCCATCATCACCCGCAGCTGCTCGATGTGAGCGGCCTGCGGCGCTGCCGGATCAGCGACGATGACCCGCATCTGGTCGATGACCCGCTCGCGAGTGAGCCGGCCATCTCCGAACTCGAGCTCCTCACGGAAGATCGGGTTGTTCCGCTTGTAGATGTCGGCCCACTGCGACCACGCACTGTTGGCGGCACGCACGGCGTCCTCGTCCTTGGCCTCGCGGGCCTGGCCGACGTAGTTGAGGTAGATGTCCCGCTGCTCGAAGTACCGTCCCGCCGCCTGCTTGTACTTCAGCGCACGGAGGAACTCCTCGGGGGTGCGCTGGCGACGGAGCCCGACGGCGTATTGCTGGTCCTGCACGTAGCTGACCCGCTGCCCGCCGCCGTCCTGCGGCAGGAGCCATGGCGCAGCGTCGGGGAACTCCTCCATCGTGGACTTGTTGGCGTTGTAGAACGACAGCGCCTCTTCGGTCGGCGGGATCGGCGCACCCGAGGTCGACTCGGACTGCGCCACCGTCAGGGCGCGAGGGTTGATGATGTCGTTCAGCCCGTGGTTCGGATACAGCTGCAGGTAGCGCAGCGTCCCTTCCTCGATGCCGAACTCTTGGATCATCGCCTGGTAGGTGGCGGTGAACATCTGCTTGGGGTCGATGCCACCGATGGCGAAGAAGGGCTGCTCCTTGTCCTGCACGGCCGACGGCGGGCCGGGCGTGAAGAACTGCAGCAGCGCCTGGCCGAGCGAGATGATCCGAGCCTGGTTGCGGGTGCGATCGAGGTACTCGTCGATCTGCCCCGGCGTGGCATCGTCCTGCAGGCCCATGCCGTACGCATCCTGCAGCGCCATCGAGGTCATCATCGACGAGGCCATCCGTGGCGTCTCGTGGGAGAACATCGCCTCGGCAGTGTTGACGAGGAACGACGGAACGAGGTGACGCCAGGCCGCACGGTTGGCGGCGAGGTCACCGGACACGGCGCGCTCGAGGGGCTGCAGCTCAGCGAAGCCCGACGACAGCGCATCCAGCGGGACGGTGACGAACGGCGAGAACGACGGGGTGCCGAAGCTGCCGTTGAGCCCGGGAAGGAGCTGGTTCAGCGGCGTCTGGAACATGAACTCCGTCGGCATGTCGTTCGGCGTGAACGGCAACCAGCGCAGCACGTCAGCGAACAGGGTGCCGCCGGGGTAGACGAACCACTGCTTGCCCGACTCGTCCTCACGGACGGCGCCGACGTTCTTCAACCCCATCACGGCGAGCTGTCCCTTGCGGATCACCGTGGGGTCGAGCATCACGGTGCGCGCCCAGCGCTTGAGGAAGTTCTCCTCGGCGTACCAGAAGGGCATCAGCGGCTTGACGACCTGCGCCCACTGCGAGCGGATCTCGTGGCTGTCGATGAACGGCATCATGTCCTCGATGCCGGCGATGGCGGCGTAGTCGCCAGCCTCCTTCTCGATCGCCGCCAGGTTCTTGTGCAGCGTGACGACGTTCTTCCAGTCCTCGTCGGACATCCGCGCCAGGATCGGATCGGCCTCGATGGCCTCCTTGTTGACGTTGCGGAGCAGCTCCACCGAACGCATCGAATCGGGGTCGATGGTCTTGCGGATGTAGGCGAGGAAGTCCTCGGCGCGCGTGTTCGGGGCGAACACCGTGCGGAACACCTCGGGGTCGCGTGCGAGCAGCTGCTTGCTCGCCACGCCGGTCAGCTGCGACCGCTGCCACGCTTCGCCGCCACGCTTCGCCGTCCGCTCGGCGCGGGCCGCACGACGCTGTGCGCTCTGCGCGAAGCGCACGATCTCCTCGGGTTCGTGGCCGTTGATCCATGCAGCGGTCTGCGTGTTCGTCCACTTCAACGCCGACGCATCGCCCTCGGAGGCGATGACCTGACGCATCGACTTGAGCATGCTGTCGAGATCCTCGGGGTCGATCTCCTTGGCCTGGACGTAGACCCGCGAGAGCGTGTCCTCGACGGCCTTGATCGCGCCCTCATCGACCCGCCACCAGTTGAGCGACTTGGCCATCTGGTACCGCTCGTGGAAGTGGTGCAGCGCCATCGGCTTGCGGACCATCGCCTCGAGCGCGGGACCGATCACGTCGTCGAACCCCCAGCGGGTGATCCGATTCCACAGGCTGTCCTTCTTCTTCGCCTTGCGGAGCTCGCGCGTCGCGTAGCTCTCCAACGGCATGTCCAGCTTGTTGAGGTCTTCGGCGCTGGACCGGAACCGGCGGATCAGGTCGCCCGACGGAACGAGCTCACCCTTCACCTTGCGGGCCGCTTCCTTCGGGATGTACGTGGCCGCGCCCAGCAGCTCGTCGTGGTAGTCCTCGACGATCGGGCCGAGCACCTCCCACATCAGCTTGGCCTCACGGTCCTGGTTGATCACGACGTTGTCGAAGTACTCGGGGTCACCGACGCTGATCCGCTTGTTGTCCCGATCGAACACGATTCGGTCCTCGGTGAACCTCGTCCCGGGTTCGATCTGCGTGTACTCGGTCTGGCGTGGGTTGGCGGCGTAGAGCCCCGTCTCATGAGTCACCGTGCGCGACGTGCCATCGGCCATCACCTCGACACGGGGCTGCACCAGCGGGCGCTGCTTGGGCACCTGCACCGAGCGAGTGCCGTACGTCCACTCGTTCCGCATGTAGGCGACCATCCGCTCGGCCCAGTCCTGCGCCGCTTCCTTCTCGCTCGACGCTCCGGCGACATCGCGCAGGCGCATCTGCACCACTTCGTCGTTCGACGCCACCCAGGCCGCCGGCTTCTGGCCGGCGTCGATCGGACGGAGGAACCCGGTGCGCGGATCGTCCACGATCCACCACGGGACCAGCGCCTCCTGCGTGGTGATCGCGCGTGGCGTCACCGACAGGCGTCGGGCGTAGTCGGTCATCTGGTCGGCCAGTGTCGGGTCGGCCACGAACACCCGCTGCTTGCCACCGGCCAGCCACGTCTTCACCGTCGCCTCGTTGGCGCGGATGAGGTCGGGCCGGGGCACCGACATCAGCATCTCGTCGAACGCCTGGTCGACGTCGGCCACGGGCGGCAGGTACGACGTCGAGTAGACCCGCGTCGTCTGGTCGCTGACTTCCCGCTTGGCGCGCACCGAGGCAGGGGTCGAGGTGACCGAGCCGGTGCTGCGGTGGTACGCCGCGAGGTCTTCGATCAACCGATCTTCGGCCTCGTCCAGCGTGGTGAACAGCACCTTGGGCACGGTCGGGTCGCCCATGAACTGAGCGCGGGTGCCCATCTGGTGCTCGATGTCGGCCAGCCGCCCGTCGATCGCGTCGAGCTGCTCGTAGAGCTTGGTGCGCTTGGCCAGGCGAGCCTGGTTGCGGGCGCTGTTGGGCTGGTAGCGCGTCCCGTTCTGGATCCGACGGGTGAGGTCGTCCTCGGCCAGCTTGAGCTGGGCGGCGAGCTTCTCGCGCTGCACCTTGATGTCGGCCATCTCCTGCTGCAGCCCGGCGTAGTGCGGATCGCTGTAGGTGATGGCCGAGTCGTAGTGGTCCCACTGGGCGAGCTGGTCGGTGTTGGCTCGGATGCGGGCCCGAGCGGCGTCGATGGATGCCTGCATGCGCGAGATCTGCTTGTCGTAGTCGTCGACCACGTTGAGCTTGTTCTCGATGCGGTCGAGCTCGTCCTTGATCTGCTCGCGGGTCATGTCCGGTGGGCGCAGGTCCGAGGTCAGCGAGTCGAGGCGGCCGATCTCGCTGTGCAGGTAGTCGAGGTGCTCGTCCAGATCGGCCAGCGCCGGGTTCTGCTCGTCGTGCGCCCACATCTGCTCACGGGCGGTCGTCGTCTCCTCGAGGTCTTGGCGCAGCGCGTCACGGCGCAGGCGGTTCATCTCCTCGATGGTGATGTTGCCCGGCGTGTCGAGTTCGTCCCACGTCTGCAGGTCGATGCGGAGCTCGTCGATGCGGGCCTGGTCCTCGGGCGTGTGCGTGGACCGGCGCTTGCGCGGGGCCGGGATCACGGTGTCGTTGATCTTCGCCTGGTCGGCGGCGATCTCGGCGCGCAGCTGGTCGCGGGTCTTGCGTGGCGGCTTCACCGCTGCAGCCCGCTGGCTGGGCGAGTACGGCTCGTTGCGGACCTGAGCACGTAGCTCGTCGAAGTCGATCGACTTGAGGAATCCGGTGTCGGGGTCGACGCCGCGCAGTAGTGCGTTGAACGCCCCGGCCTCGTCCTTGGCCAACGACTTCGACAGGGTGCGAGCGCTTTGCATCACGTCGAGGAGCTGACCGGAGCGCATCGACAGACTCATCTGGTCGGGCCGCCATGCCTCGAAGTCGTCGAGCCACTTCTTCGTCACCGCCAGCGCGTCGTCCCAGGGGATCTCGTCACCGATCTGCGGAAGCAGTTGCAACAGCTCGTCAGCCATGCCGGATGGGATGTCCATCTGGCGGATCATTCGCCGGAAGTGGTCGGCCTTGGTGCTGCCGACCATGTTGTACGTCATCAGCCGCAGCTGAGGCGGCAGGGCTGCGACCTTGCTGAGGACATCGACCACATCCTCGGAGAGCATCCGCTCCGGCATCACCCGCGCGATCGTCGGGGCGATCACCTCGGCCACCTCGGGCGACTCGAACGGCTTGCGGATGTTGCCGTGCTTGGCCTGGGCGTAGCCCTCCATGCCGGGCGTGACGAAGGTGTGCTGCGTCCGGTCGATGATGATCTCCTGCGGGCGCAGGACACCTCGCTCGTCGGGCTCCCACGCCATCTGCATCTCGCGCGAATCACGCTCGGTGGACCACGGCCCGGTCTGCACGGCCCCGGCCTCGCGGGCCATGATCGTCGCGTAGTGCCGCTCGTACTGCATGGCCGACTCGACCAGATCATCGGAGACACCGCCGAGCATCATCCGCCGCCACGAGTACTGCGACCCGTAGATCAGTGCGTTGACGCCCGTCTCGAGGTTGCGGGAGAACCGCTCGGTGAGCTCACCGACGTCACCGAGCTTGCGCCACGGGAACGGGTCGTACTTCGCCTCGGCCAGCATCGGCGGGGTCCAACCGAGTCCGTTGTCGAGCGAGTCACGGATGAACCGGCCGTAGTTGTCGATGTACTTGAGCGTCGGCTGTGCCCAGTTCCACTGGTCCAGCTTGCGTGCCAACGGCGCGACGTGCGCCGGCAACGCGCCACGGCGCAACGCGGCCAGCTCTTCGTCACTGAGTTTCAACCACTGCTCCGGGGGAAGGTCGAGGTTCCTGAGCTCCTTCTCCCGCGCCTCCTTCCACACCTCGTGCTGTGCGAGGGAGTCGGCGCCGAACTGCTGGGCGATCTTGCCCAGGCCACCACGGAGCATGAAGTTGAAGCCCTCCTCGCCACCCGCGCGCAGGACGAATCCGAAGCGCAGGAGGACGGCAGGCTTCCAGACGTTGTTGAAGAACGCCCCGACCCGACTCTCGTCGGCAATGCCGAGCAGTGAGGCGACGAAGTTGGTCGTCGTCATCCGGCGCAGCTCGCTGAGGTTGGGGATGAGGATCTCGGCGGCCATGTCCTGCGGGAACAGGCCAGCGGTGAGCGCCTTGCCGGTCTTCGGGTCGATGAAGTCGTCGACCATGCCGCCGCCGTAGATGTGCTTGGTCAGCTGCAGGTAGCGGTCGGTGAGCTGGCTGCCGTACTCGGTGGAGCGCGCCCCGCCGAGGGTGAGCATGTCGTCGAGGAACGAGCGCACGGCCGAGGCCCGGGTGCCGATGTCCTGGCTGCCGAGGATCTGGTCGCGGTACATGCGCCGCATCCACTCGGGCATGCCGGTCATCTGCGCCATCTCGGTCAGGGCCCGCACGTCGACCGTTGCCCGCTCGCCGGTGAGGGCGATGGCGTTGCGTTGCGGCATCAGCGTCGAGATGCGATCAGCGAACTCGCCCATGTCGCGCACGATCGGGACGTGGCCGAGGCGACGGCCGAGGGTGCGAGCCATCGGGTTCGCCTCGTTGTAGAGCCACGGCGTGGTGATCAGCCCCGACTCCTCGATCTGGCCGATGAGCTCGGCGGGGATGATCCGCCCGAACCCGGCCGGGTCGGCGGCGGCCCGCGCCTCGATCCACTGGCGCAGCTGGCTGTCGGTGAACCCGCTGGCCCGCCCGTCGCGCCCGGCGCGGCGCATCGCTCGGAGCGTCATGTCGCCTTCGCCCCGAGCGAGGATCTCCTGTTCGCGACGGATGTCGGTCAGGCCGTGGGAGAACGAGCGCAGGCTCGATGTCGCCTTCTTGACGCCGCTCTCGATGACGCCGATCTCTTCCAGCATCACCCCGCCCTTGATCCCGCGCACCGTGCCGGCGCCCTTGAGGATCGGCTCCATCTTCACGGTGCCACGCAGCCACTCGTTCATGTCGGCCACGGTGAGCACGCCGGAGTGGCCCTGGTCGATGAGCATGCGCCGGTAGTTCGCGAGCGGCTCCCACAGACGCGACGTCGATGTGGACATCCTGTGGATGAGCTCGTAGTCGTTGGTGTTCACCGACTTGATCAGCAGCTCGTGCATCCGCATCACGCCGGGGTTCTTCGTCTGGATGTCGACGAACCGATCGAACGCCGCCATCGGGTCGAGGCCACGGATGCCGAGGCGCTGCATCTTCCAGGTGTTGCGGACGTAGCCGGCCGCCAGGGTCGGGTCGAGGGCGACCTGCCACAGCGCGTCCATGCTGCCCGAGACGAGGTTGTAGACCGACGAGCCGTACTCGAATCCGGCGACGTTGGCGATGTCCCGACCGAAGCTGATCTTGCCCTTCTGCAGCTCGAGCACGGCCTGCTGGAACAGCGGCTGCGACATCAGGTCGACCATGACCCCGGCGATCATGTTGTGCTGCGCGGAGCCCGGCGTGGCGAGCTCGTTGGCCATTTCCAGCGCGGCGCTGACCTGTGCGTTCTGGCCCTGGACGCGTTGGCCGACGACGTCCACGAGGAACTCGTCGATCTGGAAACCCGAGTCAGCGATCTGCATCGCCAAGGTCTGCAGCTTCGGGTTGCCGAGCAGATCCTCGGCACGCTTCATCGCATCGGGGAGGAACGTCCGCTCGCCGTTGCGCGAGTCCATGAACGCTCGCGACCAGTCCTCGTAGTTGGTCAGCGCCGCCGTCGCGGTCGCGCCCGCCAGCGCGCCGAAGCCGATCGTGGTCAGGGCCGCCAGCGATGCGCCTGCCGTCACCGGAGCGAGGGCGAACGCAGCGGCGACACCGAGCCCTGCGCCGATCCCGGCGATCCACTGGTCGGCGTCGTCCATCATCCGCAGCGTGCGGTAGAAGTGGGCCGGCTGGTCGCCCACCCAGGCGAGTCCCTCGAAGAGCGGCTCGACGACCGGCTTGGCCACCGCGCCGAGGCCGTTCATCGGCAGAGCGATCAGATCGGTGACGGGCGAGATGAGCTTGCCGAACGCGCTCTCCTCGCTCTCGGGCGCGGTGTAGCCGACCTCGCTGAGTGCGCCACGCTGGGCGTCGGAGAGCTTGCCGTAGAGCGCACGCTGCGTACCGGGGCTCAACCGGGAGAGCGTCTGCTGCAGCTTGTCGGCGGCCATCATGCCGCCCATCGCTCCGGCCGACTGGGCGAGCTCGATCGGATCGTTCGTGGACATCGCGATCGAGCGGACGAGGTTCGGGTCGTTGGCGATGTACGGGTTGCGCTGCGTCACGATCTTGACGTTGTTCGCCATGTCGATCGGCTGGGTGGCGCGCCGCACCACGGCGACCTGCGACGACGCCGGCCGGAACGGGTTGACCGGGTTGACCGGGTTGACCGGGAGCTCGGCTTCGTCGATGCTCACCCGCGCACCTTTCGGGCCAGCTCGGAGAAGTACGGATCCATCGTCTCGAGCGAGAGCCGTTCCAGCAGATCGAGGGCCCGGTTGCCTCGCGATGCCTGGGGGAGCACCTCGGGGCCGGGGCCGGGGCCGAGTCGCTGACCGGCGGTGAGCGGACGCCCGGGGGTGGGCGGCTGGTGGAGGAGGCCGGGTCCGCCGCTCATCGCCTGGGCGATGGCCATCAGATCGGCGGGCTGGGCCTGGACGTCGTTGGCGGGAGCGACAGGCTCGGGTGCGCCACTGGGTTGCATGGCCGCCCGGTTGTCGGGCGTGGGCATCGCCTGCTGCATCTCGGTGGTCGCGATCTGCTGGCCGTACTGCTGCGGCGGGATCGGGTTGACCGGCATGGCCGGCTTGCCCGACTGGGTCTTGGCCTTGCGCGGCATGTCAACGTGCCGCCATCTGTGCCATCAGCGCCCTCATGTTGCTGACCTCCCCGAACGGTTGGATGCCTGGCTCCGGTGTCTCCGGCGGTGGTGGCGGTGCCGGCTGCTGCAGCGCGGCCGGACCTGCGGCCATGCCCGGCATCGACTCCGGTGGAGCGATCATGCCTTCCGGCGCGGGCGGGGCCTGCGTGGCCTGCTGGGCGCGCATCTGCTCGTCCACCAACGCCATCGCCTTGAAGATGTCCGAACCGTCACGGATCTCCTTGACGAGCATGCTCACCATCGGCAACGGGAGCTGGCCGTTGACGAGCTGCTGCAGGAGCGACTGCTGCAGCGCCTCCTCGAACTGCTCGACCTGCACGAGCTGCTGCTCGTCCTCGGGATCGTCGATCCACGGGTGCTTGGTGCGGAACGTGTCGAGGCTGATCCCCTTCGTGCCGAGCATGGAGCCGAGGATCTGCGTCAGCTGGATGATGTCGGCCCCGGGGATCGGGTAGGTGACGGTGTTCTCCAACGTCTCGATGTGCTCGGACGGGGTGAACTCGATGATGCCCCGGTCGCCCGCCCAGCCCGAGAACACGGTGAACTTCTGATCCGGCCAGTAGCCCTTGTAGGTGGCGAGGATGACCGAGTTGAGGTGCGGCATCCACGCCTCGCTGATCTCGTGCATCTCCTGAATCCGAGGGTCGACGGCGATCCCGGCCAGGGCGTCGATGCCCCGCCCGGTCCGCAGCGCGCCGTACGTCTCGCCGCCGAACTGGGGGACGAGGCCGGTCGAGGTGCGGAAGTTGCGCTCCAAGCGGTCGATCAGTTGGCTGGTGCGCTGGTCGGGGGTGGAGCGAAGCATGCCGATCGAGTCGGCGTCGACGATGATGTTGGCGTCGCCCTCGCGGCCGTCCTTCCACTTCCCGCCGAGGATCGTCGGCATGCCGCCGTCGCGCGAGCCGAGGATGTAGAGGTCGGGGAAGATCGCCTTCTCCTGGGCGAGGATGTCGAGCGCCATCAGCTTCGCCTGCAGGTCCACCGAGCCGAGCATCGACCCGATGCGGCTGGCGATCCCGCCGAGCGAGACGTTGTGCGGGACGACGGCCGGGCACAAGCCGGTGCGGTTCGGGGCGGCCGGGCCGAGCTGCATGTATGGCGACTGCGCCCAGTGCGAGTCGATGTGCGCCCCGTACTGCGACACCGGGCCGACGATGCCGAAGACGATCTGATCGTGGTCGATCCACTCGGCCACGTCCCACAGCTCGGTGGTGTCGGTCGGGGTGATCAGCCCGCCGTTCTCGGAGCGGGCCCTCGGGAAGTTGGCGCGCAGCGCCGCGCCCGAGTGACGGTTGATGAAGGCGACGTAGCCGGGAGGGCGCACCTCCTCGTTGGCCTGCGGTTCGACGAACGTGGCCAGCGGGTCGCGCACCTCGAGGCGGGGGAGCTCCAACTTGAAGTCGGGGATGACGACCAGCGAGCCGGTGTTGTAGGCGGCGAGCTGGCGGTAGAACCGCCGGCGGCCGAGCGACCACTTCGACTGGTGGTAGGTGGCGGCGATGATCTTGCGGCGGGTGACGGCGTACGCCTGCGACCGCTTCCCCGTCTGCTTGTTCGGCTGCAGCGCCGGGGTCGTCACACGCGGCCGCACCGACGAGGCCCGCAGCGCCATCGAATCCACGGCCTCACCGATCAGCGCCGGGGTCAGCGGCGGCAGGTTCGGCTCGTTGGAGATGTCCGGCATCGGCAGGATCCAGTCGCCGTTGTACCGGTCGAGCACGTCACGCATCCCGCGCAGCGTGGTCGACTGGACCCGCTGCATGTCCTGAATCATGCGGACGATCTCGTCGAACGACCTGGCCATCAGCGCACTCCTGTCGGCAGGATCAGCCTTGTGCCGATCGGTGCATAGGGTAGGCCCTGTCGCTTGAACGAGCCCGCATGGTGACGATCGAGGGCCTGCGACTTCCATCGGGCCTGCCACAGAATCCAGATGAACCACAGCGCCATCACCCGGTCCATGCGGAACTTGTTGCCCCGCTGGCCGGGACGCCAGGCGCGCAGCTGGCGGACGAGCTCACCGATCTCGTGGCGGGTCAGGTCGTCCTCGGCCCACGGCAGGATGATCTCGCCGTTGAGGAACGAGGTGACCATCGAGGGGATGCCGATGTTCTCGTCGTACTTGTTGCGCCCGGTGAGGTGGGCGCGGGTGGCGAAGCCGTACCGTTCGCGCATGTCGGCCAGGCGTTCGTCGTTGGCCAGGCCCTTCTGGAAGTTCATCGTCTCGATGACCAGATCGGTGAGCCGCCCGGTGAGGTTGCACCAGCGGACGACGGACTCGACTTCGGCCATGATCTGCTCGTTCTGGCGCAGGCCCGACTGCTCACGGATCATGCGGATGATCAGCTTGTTGTCGGCGGTCACCTCGCAGGCCATCACGCAGTTCTGCCCGCCGAGCGCCGGGTCGAGCCCGGCGTAGACGATCGCCCCTTCGGCCACGTGGTGGTGCAGGGAGATGAGCGGGTTCAGCGATCGTTCGATGGCCTGGTCGGTGAACGTGCGGTCCTTCGGGTTGGAGCCCGGGTTCTGCATGTAGTTGCGGTCCCACGCCTCGTCGCCCACCTTGCGGCGCATGCGGTCGAGCTGCTCGAGGTCGTAGCGTTCCGGCCACAGCGCCTCCTGCTCGCCGGTCAGCGTGTTGGTGCGGATCGCCGGGAAGCGGATGACGCGCAGGATGCCGTCGAGGCCGGGATCGTCGGCCAGGCGGGAGTAGATGTCGTCGGGCCCGACACGCGTCCCGGCGATCGTGGTGATGCCGTACTCGCCGGGACGCGACAGCGCGTCCTGGCGGACCCAGTCCTCCATCTTGTCGGTCTGGTTCAGCGTCTTGGTGGACTGGATGTCGTCGAGGTGGAGGTGATCGGTGCGGGTCGAGACGATCGAGGAGTTGAAGCCGAGCGCCTGCACCGAGTAGTCGCGCTCGTCGGAGCGTGATTTCTTGGCCACGTTGAAGTACTGCGCCCCCCACGGCTGGGCCATGTGCGCTTCTTTGGACAGCCCGGCCATCGGCTTGAACGGGCCGAACGTGCGGACGTACTCGGGGAACGGACCCTCCGGTTCCATGCGCGCCTTGAGCCGGCCGAGGATCTTCTCGGAGATGCGGAGCGACTCGGAGCCGATCGTGATCCGGTAGTCCGGTCGGGTGGCAAGGCGCTCGGAGACGAAGTTCTCGAACGTCGTCGTCTTGCCGTGCTCGGGCGGCCACAGCGTCATCAGCATGTTGCCGGGCGGGGTGCGTTCCAGCTCCTCGATGAACTCGAGCTGGTGGCGGGCGTAGGCCATGCCGAAGAAGCGCAGCGCGAACGCAGCGTGCGACCCTTCCCAGTCGGCCATCAACGCCTGACGACCGGCTCGGGCGAGGTCGCACTCGGCGGCGAAGCGGCGATCGCGCTTGCGCCACTTCAAGTAGGTGTCCTTGCGGATGCCGACCTGGGCGACGGCGTCCTTGACGGCGATGCCCGAGCGGAGCAGTTCCAGCACCTGGGCGCGACGCTCTTCGCCCTCGTAGAAGAGCCGATGCCGACCTTTGATCGACTGGTCGCGGATGACCTTGCCGACGCTGGGAACGTCGAGGTCGTCCTCGCAGCCGGGCACGTCGTTGAGTTGGCGCGCGTCGGTCATGCCGCCGGCAGGTTGACGATCTGCTCGATGATCAGCACCGGATGGGCCGGGTCGGTGGTCACGTCACGGCGGGCGTAGACGACGGTCGGGCCGGTGCCCGGGGCGACGTCGCGGCCGTACTTGACCCACTGGCGCATCGTGGTCGCCGTGACATCGGTGCCGGTTGCACCCTGCACCTTGCCGAGGTGGCCGTTGTCGTCGAACCACACCGCACCGGCACCGGTCGGCAGGTCGTTCCACGTCGGGTAGACCGCGCCACCGGGCCCGGCGACCGTCGCCAGGGCGAAGTTCATGACGTGCACGGCGTCGTCAGCGAGGATGCCGCCGACATCACGGACGCGCTCGAACGACCCGCTGTAGTTGTCCACCTCGAGCGTGCCTTCGGCGACGACCGGAGCAGCGGGAGTCTCCACGCCGCCCGCTTCCAGGGCGGTGATCCGGCCATCCAGCCATGCCAGCCAGTGGACGAGATCGCTGGCCGGATGGCGGGTGGTGAGCAGCGACGGATCACCGATCTCGTTCTGGATCTGGCCGGAGACGAGCTCCTGAATCTGGCGCAGCGTCGGGAACTTCGTCTCCCCGGCGCCGTCGGGGTCGGTGATGACCGGGAGGCGGTCACGAAGGGTGACCTTGGACGGCCGGGGGAGCGAGCTGGCCCCCATCAGTCCTCCCAGACCGACTTGCCACGGTTGACCACGTGCTGCGAACCGGCCGGGGCAGGAGCCGGGGCCGCTGCGACGGGCTCGGGCTCGGGCTCGACCTCGACGGTGATCGGGCGGGGCGGTGCGTCCAGCAGGTCGTTCTCCTCGTCGGCGGGAACCGGCTTGGTCGGGGCCTTCTTGGTCGTCATGGCATCCTCCTGTGTTCGCGACGAAGGGTAGCCCTCCCTGCCGGGATCGGAGAGGATCGGCTACGTTGCCCGCATGGCCCGCGCCCTCTGGCTCCCCGATGTCCTGGCTGCAGCCGGGCTCCACGTCGTCACCCATCCCGGCTGGGAGACGCGCGGCCACGAGATGGAAGCGGTCGAGGGCGTGTTCGCTCATCACACCGCGTCGCCGCCGCAGTCGACGCTGGCGACCAACCTCGGCGTCGTCACGAACGGCACGAACGGCACGCCGGGCCCGATCGCTCAGGTGTTGTTCTGGCGGAACGGTGACGCCCACGTCGTTGCCTCGGGCAAGGCGAACCACGGTGGCGCAGGTGGGCCGTGGGGCTGGCTGCCGTACTCCCCGCCCGGCCGGCTCTCGATCGCCAACGCCCGCACGATCGGCTTCGAGTGCGTCAACAGCGGTGTCGGTGAGCCCTGGTCGTTGGAGCTCGTCGAGGCGCTCCTGACCGGCATGGCGGCGGTGCTCGATCATGTCGGCGCGCCGGTCGAGCACGGGCTGATGCACGCCGAATGGGCCCCCGACCGCAAGATCGACCCGGCAGGCCCGAACCCGCTGGTGCGCCTGCGCCCCCGTTCGCTGACGTGGGACGGCAACCACCTGCGCGAGCTCGTCGCCGCCCGCATGGGGCACGGCGCACGGCTCGCCTCGATCCCGCCGCCCGTCACCCACTCGCCGCTGCCGGTCCTGCCGGTCCAGATCCCCGCACCACTAGGAGACGATGACATGCCCCCGATCCGCGTTCGCTTCCACGGCTACAAGAACGTCTTTCTGCTCACCGGAGGCGGGTACATCCACCTCACCGGGGCGCTGAACGACTACTACTCCAACGCGCCGCTCGTCGTCTCGGAGTACCACGAGCAGGGCGTCAAGTCGGCGCTCGCGCAGTCGGGCCTGACGATGGCCGATCTGCTCCCCTCGGGCGAGTGAGATGACGACGACGGGCGAGGGCATCGACCTCGACAAGATCGACCTCGCCGTCGTCCTGTACGTCCTGGCGATGGGAGCGATCATCGCCATCGTGGTCTACGCCGTGCTGCGCGCCGGCCAGCTGCCGCAACCGATGCCGCTGATGGTCGCCCTGTCGGTCGTGACGATCATCGCCCTGGCGGGCTACGTCCTCACCGAGGACGCCCCGCTGGCCACGATCGCCGCCACCGGGGTCGGGGCGCTCGCCGGCGCCCTGTCGGCCACGTTCACCGCCACCAAGCCCGACGACGAACCCCCGCTGCCGGAGGAGTGAGTCACTCGTCGGGGACATCCTCGGCGTGGAACACGACGAGCTCGGGGGGATCGGACTCGACGTGCTCACCGCCGCCGGGGAGAGCGACGAGACGAGGCCCGCCACACGGAAGGTCCATCACGTTCGACGGATGACGGGCACGCGACGGCGAACGATCCGGTTCGGCCATCAACCGGGCGTACAGATCGTTCTCGCCCCACCGGGACGCCGTGAACGCAACGAGCCCCGACGACGTCGGATTCGGATACGGCCAGCCGTTCGTGCTCACCGCCAGATTCTACCGCGCCCCCGCACCGCCACCCGCTCTGCCGCCCGACGAACCCTGCGACCGGGCGGACTGACGGATGACGTGATGCACCTGACGCATCATGTCCGCCTCCCATGCCGCCTCGTTGCGAGTGCGGGTCTGCACCTGACGAGGGGTCGGCTTCTTCTGGGTGGACGGTGACGGCTTCTTCGCTGGCATCGCGGCATCTCCTCGGGAGGTTTGCCCCAGCGTAGACCGATGAGCTACGCTGAACGACGAAGGGCGCCCCCTCGATCCCACAGTGACAAGCTGTGGGGGGAACGCCCTTCGGATCACGAATATGTGCTGGCATCTTAGCCAGATGAGCGGCTCGAGGACAAGCCGAAAGGGCGTACACCAGTCGCACGGTGCGGGCCGACACACACGGGAACGTGGGTAGATCACCGTTGCCCCTTGCGAGTCGCCTCAGACAGCACCGCCGGGGACGTCAATCGGTGAGGCGAACGAACTCACGAATCACGTGTGGCTCACGAACGAGCTGGGAGTCCGGGTGTGGCAACCGGACGGGGGGTGTGAGAACTCTGCCCGCCGTCAACCAGGGCACGAAGCAGTGGAGCGAAGCGGGTCATGCACCCAACCTCGCTCAGGACTGTCCACGAGTCGTCAGGTGGGCCACACGTGCAAGTGGACTGTCCGCACGTCATGAAGTGGGCCAGGACGGTTATATATGGGACCCGGGTCATGGCACATCCCCCCCTCACTTCCTGCAAACCCCGCAGGAACTGGGGGCGGCGTGCCATCCCTCCCGCCGCTACGGGTCTGGCCCCGACGGACGAGCGTGAGCACGGGTTCGACACCTCGTTGCAGATGCAACAACCTGCGGCACGGGCCAAGATACCCCCCGACGGTACCCCTGCGGATGGCCTGGCTCCCCAGCCCGGGTGGCCTGGTGGTTCGCACCCTGCAGACCTGGCGTCCTCATCCACCTGACCCACCGGCTCTCGCTCCCACCTTCCTCGTCGGGTTGTTGCAACGTCGTCTGTACGTCGTCGCTCACCCCACACCCCGCCCACTCTCACCGGAGGCTCACGATCATGGCTGTGCGTTTCACCGTTGTACCGTCCTCTTCCTCGATGCGTTCGTCGTACCCGTGGTCGGTCGTCGATCGCACTGATTCGTCGGTGGTCTGGTATCACTCGTCGCTGCATGCGGCGACCGAGGATGCTGCCGAGGCGAACGCTCAGGCGCACACGGCTGCGACCTGATGCTCACGGGCGGGTATCCGCTCGGGTGCGTGCGGCCTGCTGCTACGGCTCGGGCTCGGTGGTGACGGGCTGGCAGGGCCCCTCCCACTCACCCACCGAAGGGTGAGCGGGCCCCGCCCCGCTGGAGCGCAGATGGTGCCGTGACCACGATGGCTCCGTGGGGCCCCCACCCCACTCCCACCATCGTTCGAGTGTGGTTGCTGCGCCGCACGCACCTGGCCCCACTGGTGGCCAGCGGAGAGTTCTCCACCATGCCACCTGACACGAGCCGGCGAACCGATGCCGGCTCATGCCAGCTGACACAGTGAACAACCCTCCGGCCACCGGTGTCTGTCAAGCAACGGGGCCCGTCCCGACGACTGCTTGCCAAACCCCGGCAAGCAGTGAAGTCGGGCCACCCGTCCCGCTTGACAGTACGGCCAGGCACGCACGGCTTGGTCGCACAGGTGCGACGTGGCCCGCAACCCAGCGGCCCACATCGCGAGAAAGGAACCACCCATGCCCCAGCTGCACCGCTACGACCCGTCGACGGAGGAGGATCGCGCCGTACTGGCCAACGCCGGATGCTACGGAGAACCCACCGACGACACCGACCCGACGCCCCCGCACGGTATCGACCGACCGTCCGCCCGACCGATCACCGTCACCGTCACGCACGTCGTCGGCCGTCACGTGTTCACCGAAGAGCGGACCCTCATCCGCACGTTTCACCCCAACACCCACAACCACTGACCAGAAGGAACACACACACCATGAGCAAGAACACCGCCCCCAGCAAGCCCGAACCAGGGTACGACTTCATCCACATGGATGACGAGATGTTGCACGCCGCAGCGGACGCGATCGCGGACGACCTCCTCGCCCACGCCACCGCCCACGGCCTGGACATGGAAGGACTCCTGCCCTCCGAGCAAGCCGAGTACGACACCGCCAAGGCGGAGGCAGCCGAGTACGTCGCGACAGCGTTCGGGCCTACGGTCTACACCGTCGCAGACCTCGCCCGCCGCCGCTTGCAGGACAAGGGAGGGAGCCTCCGTGCCAACGAGACCGCCGCGATGCTCCGCCTCCGTCAGCGTGTCCACCAAGGCGAGAAGATCGGGACGACCACAGCGTACGACTTCCGTACCGCGACCCTCTTCATCGGCCCCCGTCACCTGCGGAGCGCGATCATGTACGTCGTCGACTGGGCAGACCGCACCCGACCCGATGCCGTCGCAGCCGTCGTCGTCTACATCCCCCCGTCCGGCTCCGTCCGTGACGGAGGAGCCGAGCACCCAGGGTTCGTGAACGAGGCCACCGGAGAAATCGTGGAGCCCTACACCGACGAAGGGAAGTCGGGCCGCAACCCGTCGCCCCTCCTGCGGAGCTACCGCATCGCCCGCCTCCTGACCGCAGCCGAGCGCGAGCCCTACGAACTCGGGATGCAGCGTGCACAGGATGCACTCTGGACGATGGACCGCCTCGCCGCACGAGCGGACCGGCGAGGCCTCGCCCCCGCACCGGAGGCCGACGACGACGACTACGACTTCTAGTCACTGACGCCCCCCGCACCGAGCCCCGACCCGCACGCCTCGCGGGTCGGGGCTCCGGCGCGCCCGGACCCAGCACCGGCGAGCCGGCGGCGCCGGCCGAGCTCAGGCCCCAGAGTGGGGTTCCACTGGCCCATGTCCTGTTGCGCTGGACCACTGGCCCATGACTCGTTGCGCCATCACACCCACTTGAAAGGATCACCCGATGCCCATCACCGAAGATCAGGCCGAGCAGATGACCACGCTCGCACTCGTCAACATGGTCAACGCCCTCGAAGAGAGCCTCGCTGCTCGCACCGGGGAGCTGCAGAACATGGACGTCGAGCTCAGTCACACCATGGCCACGCTGACCACCCGCAACGCCGACCTCGCCAACGTCCGCCGCCAGGTGGAGATGGCACGTGAAGCCCACCGCCACGACATCGACACCATCTCCAAGGCGCTGACCGAGGAGGCCCGTGCCCGTGACTGGTGCAGTGAGTACGACCGCTTCCTCGAGAAGGTGAACCGCGACTTGAACATCGACCTCGCTCCCCGCCCACGCAAGTACCGGGTCACGACCCGCATCACGTTGGACATCGACCACTACGTGCTCACCGATGACGAGGAGGGCCTCGACGTGGAGGCAGGGTTCGACAAGCGTGACGTGCAGGAGTGCCTCAAGTGGATCGACCCGTCGGGTGTGACCCGTGAGATCAACGGTGAACCGGACGACGACAGCGGGTACCCCGGTGTGTCGCTCGACGTCATCGAGTTGAAGACCGATGTGTACCCGCTCTGACGCAGCCGATGCGTCGCTGGTGTTGGCCAACGCCCTCACCTATCTGTCCACACGAGGCCGTTGCAACAACGTTCCTCTCGACCTGCTCGTGTTGCGTGCCGAAGAGCGCCAGTACGAGTGCTATCCCGCCCTGAAGAGGAGCCATGACGACCATCGCCCAACACCTGCTCGCCTCGTTCGACACGACCGATGACGAGGCCCGCTTCCTCAACGGGATCTTCGAGGGCAACCGTGTCCTCGCTGCCCGTGACCCATCGACCAAGCACTGGGTCGTGATCGACGACGTGCCGCACATGCTCGCCGGGTTCAACTTCATGGTCCCGATGCTCGTCCTCTCCGACGTCGACGCCCTGGTGTACCTCTCTCGCGGTTCGCTCGAGGCGTTGAACAGCGACATCCCCGACTACACCGGCCCCATCGAGGGGGTCATCGGCCTGGCCATCACCGTCGATGGTGATCGTCGGGCAGAGATCACCGGGTACGACGTGCGCGACTGGGGTGCCTGCCACTACGCCGACATCTCGGCCGACACCCTGACCGGCGACCTCGCCTCCGTCTACATCACCATGCGACTCATCGTCGCTCTCACAGCAAAGGCAACGACATGACCGACACCACCATCACCCCCCTGTACCGGCCGAACGACAACAAGATCGCCGCGCTCACCGACTCGCTGACCATGGCTGCCGTCGTGGTCAAGCGCATGCCCGAACTGTTCACCAGCCAGATGCCGTGGTCGAACTACGGCGACGCCCCCGACTACCCCGAGATCCTCGTGCCCTCGATGACGATGAACTGCTACTGCTCGGCCGACGAGCTGCCCCGCATGATCGCACTCGCCCGTCGGGTGGCACGCATGGCCGGGAGCAAGGTCGAGAAGTACGCCAACGAGTACCACTACGGCGTGAAGGTCCGCATCGGTGAGGCGATGGAGCTCGACGTGTTCACCTCCCGCTCCGAGGTGTGCGAGCGCAAGGTCACCGGCACCCGCACCGTGACCAAGACCCGGGTCGTCGTGCCCGCCGTGACCGAGGAGTACGAGGACATCGAAGAGGTGACCGAGTGGGAGTGCCCGCCGTCCATCCTCGGAGCCGATGTCCAGTGACGCACATCCACAACGAGTGCATCATGCACATCTCCAAGTACGACGGTCGCTGGTACTGGTCGGTGTTCCTCGGGTTCCGTACCCACAGCGGGTTCATCTACCCCAACGGTGAGCTCGCCAAGGGCACGACCCGCTGGAAGTGGCAGGCCCGCATCGCTGCACGTCAGGCCGCCGAGCGGCGAGGCCGACGATGAGCCCCCGGCTCAGCCGTCTGGCCGGCGTCACCTTCCTCTGCTCGCTGCTCGCTGTGCTGTGGACCATCACGTTCCTGTGAGGATGGCATGCCTCGATCCCAGTTCACCTACCCACGTCCACTGCTCGATGACGTGGCTGCTGCCCTCAAGGCCACGCGCGATCTGTCGTGGTGCGAGCCGCAGCTGCTGATCCTCGACATCACCATCGACGACATCGTCCGCACCCTCGGGGAGTTCTACCCCGACGCCGACACCGCTCGCTTCCGTGAGCACGCCGGCTACTTCACCCACCGGGCATCGACATCGTTCGGCCCACCACCACAAGGAGAGACACATCATGGCTGACAGCACCATCGAGATCGCCGGGAACCTGACCCGTGACCCGGAGCTCCGCTTCACCCAGGGAGGCAAGGCCGTGGCCTCGTTCTCCGTCGCAGTCAACAAGCGCTTCCAGCAGAACGGCGAGTGGGTCGATGGCCCGACGACGTTCTTCACCTGCAACGCATGGGAGGCACTCGGTGAGAACCTCGCCGCCTCCTGCCAGAAGGGCGATCGCGTCATCGTCCGTGGTCGCATCGAGTCCCGGGCGTGGGAAACCACCGAAGGGGAGAAGCGCACCAGCTGGGAGATCCACGTCGAAGACGTCGGCTGCTCGTTCAAGTTCGCCCGTGCCACCGTCGAGCGTGTCCGCAAGGCACACGACGACAGCGCACCACGCGAGCAGGCCCCGCCCCCCGCTGCTCCCGGCCCCTACATCGGCGGCGACGAAGAGCCCTTCGTCTCCCTCTACGCAGGGCACCAGTCATACCGCAACATCCACATGGAGCCGGGCTTCTAGTTCTAATCTTTAGAACATGCCCAAACGACCAGCTCCACCACTCGACCTCGACTACCTCAAGCGCCGTCGATGGTGGAGCAATGTTGCAGTCGGTGCATCCGGCGAGTGTTGGCCATGGCTGCGCTCGACCGGATCACATGGCTACGGCCAGAGCTACGACGGCATCACCGTTCGGCTCGCGCATCGCATCGCATGGGCCCTGACCAACGAGGCTCAGATCCCTGACGACATGACGATCGACCACCTCTGCCACAACCGCATCTGCTGCAACCCCACCCACCTGCGCGTGCTGACCAACGTCGACAACGCGACCGACAACCTCCAAGGATCGAAGATGTCCTGCCCTCGCGGCCACAACTACGACACCACCAACACCTACATCAACCGAAAGGGCCACCGCATCTGTCGTGCCTGCGCCAAGCTGCGTCGGGGGTTCTGATCATGCACTTCGATCAGAAGCTGTGGGATGCGCTCACTGCTCCGCATGCACACCGCCTCACCGTCATCGACTGCGCCCTGACCACGCTGCTCGCCAGCGAGGACGGGCCGGTCGGTGCACACTTCCTCGCGCTGCGTGTCGCGCATCCTGATGTCGACGAACCGTTCGACCTGATGTTCCGACTCACCCCGGCGATGGCCGAGCTGCTCGAGGAGAAGCTGCAGGCCCAGCTCAACGCCTACTGAGGGAGGACCAATGGCCCATGATCCGTTGCGCTGCACCGGCTGTGGCGGTGAGGGCCTGGTCGCCTCACTCGATTGGTACGCCGGCACATCACATGCTGCCGGGCACTACTGCGCGAGCTGCGCCACGGCCATCGTCACCATGCTCAACCACCTGGGAGACACCATGCCCAACATCTACTCCATCCCTGTCGATCCCGACGAGGACATCGCCGAGCACCATCCCCGGTGCCAGTGTCCCGAGTGCCTCGACCTGCTCGACCAGCTCGACGACATCGAGTACGAGCGCCACCGCGACGAAAGGTACGCATCATGACCACCCGCCCCGACGACCCCACCATGACCACTCGCCTGAACGCCCTGGTCCGTCACCTCGAATCCCAGGGGTGGAAGATCAAGGATCAGATCGGATCCAACACCACCCTCTACCGCTGGTCCGACACGAAGTTCATCCGCGAGGAGCTCGTGCTCATCACGGACACCGCCGGTCGGCTCACCGCCTGGTCGACGTGGCGCAACGAGCGCACGCACATCGACGGCGACACCGGCCTGTTCGACCGTCTCGAAGCACTGATGGGGGTGCAGCCATGAGCCGTTTCAAGGGTGACCGCATCGACCCGCCCGACCACTACGACGAGTGCCTCGACAACGACAGCGGTGAGTGCATTTGCAACGACCTCGACGAGGGCCGCGCCGAGGCACGCGCCGAAGCCATCCTCGACGATCTCGAATGGGATCGGACCCACCCATGACGCACGAGCACACCTTCCAGCCCATCATCACCGTCGCCACCGATGACGACGGCAGCAACCCGCGCCTCACCGGCATCGACTGGGGTGACTCGTACGTGGCAACACACGACGAAGCCCTGCCCTACCCCGATGACCTCATCGTCGAGTACCCCGGCAGCTGTCCGTCGTCCGAGGCCGCCTGCGCGTTCGTCGATCGGCTGCTGCTGATCCGCCGCATCTACCACGACCTGATGCTGCTCGAAGAGGAGAACCACCGTGACCACCAATGAGCACATGGCCCACATCGTCGACACCCTCGTCCGCCAGATCGAGGACGGCGCCGGCGAGTGGCACATGCCCTGGACCCACAACGGACTGGCGGGCCTGCCGTACAACGCCTCGACGCTGGCCACCTACCGAGGTGGCAACATCGTCTGGCTGTGGATGGCCGCCCTCGATCGGGGCTACACCAACCCACGCTGGGCCACGTACAAGCAGTGGTCGGCACTCGGCGCACAGGTCCGCAAGGGCGAGAAGGCCACGCTCGCCATGGTCTGGAAGCCGATCGAACCCAAGGACGACGACGACACCAAGCCCAAGCGTGGCTTCTACCGCGCCTTCCCCCTGTTCAACACGGCGCAGGTCGACGGCGATCCGCTCGCCGCCGCCGTGCCCGACGAGCTCGAGCTCGACATCTTCATGCCCACGCTCGGCTTCGTCCCGGCCACCATCATCGAAGGCAACCCGTCGTACGACACGAAGAACGACGTGGTCCGCATGCCGCCGCACTCGGCGTTCGACAACGGCGATGCGTACTTCGCCACGCTGGCCCATGAGCTGGGCCACTGGACGGGGCACAGCACCCGGCTCAACCGTGAGTACGGCAAGCGCTTCGGTGACGAGGCGTACGCCGCCGAGGAGCTGGTCGCTGAGATGTCCGCCGCCTTCACGTGCGCCACCTTCGCCGTGCCCACCGTCGAACGTCTCGACCATGCCGCCTACCTCGAGCACTGGATCAAGATGCTCAAGGCCACACCCGACATCCTCTTCACCGTCGCGTCCAAGGCGCAGGCGGCGACCGACCATCTCCTCTCGCACCGCCCAGCCATGGAGGCAGCAGCATGAAGTTCTGTCTGGATGGACCACGACTCAGCGAGCACACCGGCAACGTCGAGCACTACTGCCATCTGCCCGCCGGTCACGACGGCGACCATGCCTGCAAGGGCCCGACCTGCGACATGACGTGGCCACAGCGCAGCCGCCTGGATGCCGAGGACTTCGACGCCATCACGCCCGGGTTCCGTGAGCTCGACGGCGTGATGTGGTGCCTCACCCATCTCGGCATCGTCAACGAGGACGAGTCGAACTGCAACCGCATCCACGACGACGAGGACTCGTGCCTCGTCACCCCACTCTTCATCGAGGACCACACATCATGACCACTTCGTTCACCGCATGGAAGCGACGCATCAAGCCGGGCGTCATCGTCCAGATCATCAACCACCGCTATCCCGACCTCGATCGCGTCCGCCCGGTGCTGCGCGCTCAGGGCCGAGCGTTCACCGCCGAGGTCACCCGCGCCGATGGCACCACCGTCGAATCGTGGATCAGCTACCCGCCGTCGGCCAAGGACGTGACCATCATCAACGAGGACACCGTCACCTGGCAGGGGCTCAACGGACCAGGCATGACCATCGTCATTCTCGAGGAGCCATCATGACCATCACCGACGATCAGCTCATCGCCATGTTCAACAGCCGGCTCGACTATGCCAAGCGCTTCGTCATCGGCATGCTCCCCCAGTGGGACATGACCAAGCCCTGCCCGAACTGCAACCCCGCCGAAGACGACGCCGCCTGGTCCCTCGAGGAGTACGGCTACACCCGCTCATCGAACGTCGATGTCCTCGTCAACGAGACGACCGGCAAGCTCTACCCCCACGGCACGACCAACGGATGGGACGACTACTCCGAAGGCGGGTATCTCGAGTACATCCGCTGCAGGCACTGCGATGCCACGTTCCGTCTGCCCGACGGCGTGCTCATTCAGGACTGGGACTGACATGGGCGACATCGAAGGCACCGACGCGATCATGGCCTCGTACTCCGAGGCGTACCGGTTCCGTGGTGGCATGCCACCCGAGCCGACGTGCGCCGAGTGCGACGAGCCGTTCGACTGGAACGTGGACGATCCGTCCTCGCTCATCTGCTCCCGCTGCATGGGCGAGTGCAACACCTGCGGCGACACCGGACGGTGGACGACCACCGACGAGCACGCCGACCCGACCGTCATCATCGACCTCGGTCCCTGTCCCGACTGCTCGGCCGATGGCTGAGTACCCCTCGATCCGTCGAGCCGCGCAGGAACGCCGACTGTGCAAGCTCGACGACGGACGTGAGTGCCGGCTGTTCTACTGGCCACGCGACTCACCACGCGCCGAGGCCAAGGTGAAGCTCGGCTCCCGCCACGTGTGGGTACCGCAGTCATCCATCATCTGGATCGACGGCGTGCAGTTGGACACGTCCAACGAGACACCCATCAACTAGACTCCCTGTTGCAACGACTGAGCTACCGGCTCGGAAAGGACTTCCAGATGTCCATCAAGCGATCCGTCGAGGATCTCCCCTACGCCAAGCCACGGCAAGGCGTCCCACCCGCAGCGCAGCCCGTCGTGGTGCATCGCCTGGCCGAAGCCTGGTTCGATGAGTACGTCGAGAAGGGCAACCTCGACTACCTCGCGGCGATCCCCGAGCTGCCCTACCGTGCGTCGATGGCGGGCACCCGCTGTGACAGGCAGATGTGGTACAAGCTCACATCCGCTGACGCGACCAACCCGCCCACGCTCTCGGGCTACTGGCGCATGGGCCTCGGCTCCATGGTGCACGACGCACTGCAGGCCACGCTCACCGCCGAGTTCGTTGGCGACACCGACGACCGCCTCGTCAAGTGGGAGGTGGAGGTGGACGTCGACCTCCGCACGATCGGCATCCAGGGTTCCGCTCACGCCGACCTCGTTCGCTACAAGCGGGCCACGATCGACGACGAGTGGCAAGCCGATCTCGTCGTGGAGCTCAAGACCGTCGGCGGGTTCGCCTTCAAGATGGCCGTGTCCTCGATGAAGGGCCCGCCGCAGGGACCGAAGTACGGCCACGTCGTGCAGGGCGCGCTCGCTGCAGCTGGGCTCGGCGCCTCGAAGCTGGCGATCGGGTACCTGTCGATGGAGAACATTTCCGCCTCGATGGCGCACACCGTGAACACCGACCTCGACAAGTTCTGCGCCGAGTGGCAGTACCGGATGGAGGACATGGCCGATGTGGTCGAGGCCGAGCGCATCCGCATCACCCGCATCCTCAAGCAGGTCGATGCCGAGATCCTCCCCATCCGTTCCATCGACGATCCGCTCGAGGTGTCGGCCGGCGCCGTCATCGTCGACTTCCCGCCGAAGCGCAAGGCGCGCTGGCAGGTCGTCGTCAACGACACGATCATCGACACGGGCGACTACTGGGCCTGCGACTACTGCGACTTCAAGGATCGCTGCGTCGCGGACGGGCCCGGCGATGTCGTCACCACCGAAGCGGAGTTCTGATGAGCGACCGTTTCCGAGTGACCGTCAACGGCGGTGTCCGCATCGCCTCCAACACCACCATCCACGGCGCAGCGATGGCCGTGGTCAACGACCCGCACGGATGGAAGTACGTCCGCTGCATGCGTGACCCGAACATCGTCGCCGCCATCGACCCACAGAGAGGAGTGATCGCAGTCACTCACGCCGGCACCACCGTCCAGCCATCCGAACCCACCTACCCCGACTGGGTGACACCACTCCGTCGGCTGCTCACCGTCAACCTGCCCATCTTCAAGGAGACCCCCTCGTGACCAAGTCCAACCAGCCCACGCTCGCCCTCAACACGGACGAGTACCGCCTCATCAACCTCAGCCTCATCGACCCGGCCGATGACAACGTGCGTGACAACGTCGGTGACGTCACCGATCTCGCCGCCTCCATCCGCAACGTCGGCCTGCAGCAACCGCTGCGTGTCACGCCCGTCGGTGACCGCTTCAAGATCGTGGCCGGCCACCGCCGCTACGCCGCCATCCAGTCCCTCGGTGACGCCGTGTCCCCGAACATCCCGTGCATGGTCGCACCCGAGAACATGGCCGACGACACCCGTGTCGCAGCGATGCTCGTCGAGAACCTGCAGCGTTCGGACCTCAACCCGATCGAGGAAGCCCATGCCTTCTTGCGACTGACCGCCGAGTTCGGGTACAAGCAGGCCGACCTGGCCAAGCGCATCGCCCGCTCCACCACGTACGTCAGCCAGCGCATCTCGCTGCTCAAGCTGCCCGAGCTGGTGATCGAGCAAGTCCGCAACGACGAGCTGCCCCTCGCGGTCGCCGTCGACCTGACCCGGATCACCGATGACGCCACCGTGCTCGCCCTCACCGCCAACGGCAAGGTCGTGCCCAAGCCGGATCAGATCGCCGGGGCCGTCAACCGGATCAAGGCGACCAAGCTCAAGGCGCAGATGATCGAGGAGCTCGACGCCCGAGGCATCCGCCACACCCAGGAGCGCATCCCCAACAACACCAAGACCCTCGGCATGATCACCTCGGTCAAGGAGCTGGGCGAACTGGCCAAGCTGCCGAAGACGGCGATCGCCTACGTCAACGTCTCGACGTGGGACGGCACGGTCAAGGTCACCTTCGCCCGGGAGATGACCGACGCCGAGATGGCCAAGGTGCAGGAGGAGCTCACCGCCAAGCGCACCGAGGCGCAACGCCAGTGGGCCGAGGACCAGGCCAAGGCCAAGGAGGCGAAGCTCGCCGCCATGGATCCGAAGCTGGCCGAGTGGGAGCTCGCCGCCGAGAAGGCCCGAGCCGAGCACCGTGCCGCCTGCAAGGACCACGAGGACAAGGTCGAGTCGGCCACCCGCACGTGGATCAAGCAGGTCAACCAGAAGGACGCGTTGCGCTGGGCGGCGATCTTCACCGTGATGAACGGCAACGCCTACTCGGTGCTCGAGTCCCTCGACCTGACGTGCGGCGAGGACGAGGATCCCGAGGACGTGCTCGTCAACTTCGCCATCGAGTCGGCCGCCAACCTGGCCGCCGCCGTCGTGGCCTCGCTGTTCACGCAGTACTCGGGTCAGGTGCCGTCGGAGATCTTCACCGCACGGGACGCCTACCTCGCCAGCCACAACCTCGGTGCGGAGCCGGAGCTCGTGCTCCCGCCGAAGCCAGACCTGTCGGGCGAAGCCGCCGCCTGACACCCGTTCGTGCAGCCGGAGGCTCCGCCACCTCCGGCTGCACGGCCCAACCGAAAGGACCAGTCATGCCCCACGCCCGTCGCTCCGACCCCACCTCCTCGCACATCACCGTCGCCTCGATCGCCAAGGACGGCACGATGCGCGCCGACCTGCTCACCGCCGCCCGCTCCCTGCCCGGCCCGTTCAACGACACCGAGCTGTGGGAACGCGTCGAGCTGCAGACCCAGCGCCGCTGGCAGCGCAACGTCGTCGCCCGCACCCGTGACCTGATGGAGCGGGACGGCATCTTCGTCCGCCTCGGCATGTCCACCTACAAGGGAGGCCGGGCCCTCGTCGACTTCGAGCTGGCCCCCGAGTACCGCACCACCACCGTCGCCTGGCAACAGCCGACCCTTCTCTGAGGAGCACCATGCCCAGCACTTCGTACTTCGGTCACTGGGTGATCGCCACCGACCAACACGGCGTCGAGCCGATCCTCTACGTGTCGCGCGCCGAAGCCGAGCGTGCGCTCACCCGCCTGCGCGAGTCCAACCTCGTCGCCTACCGCAACGTCGAGTGGTTCATCCAGTGCACGAACATCGACATCACCGAATCCATCACCTACGGCTAGGAGCCATCATGCCCAAGTACAGCGTCCCCGTCACCCGTCGATTCATCGACGTCTACATCGTCGAGGCCAAGTCCCCGACCGCAGCCGGCGTCGAGGTCGGCAAGGCCATCGCCCTCGAGCTGGCCCCCGCGCACACCACCCCGACGAGCATGGCCATCGGTTCGGCCAAGCTCATCATCGAGGAGCCGACCATCGCCGTCGACGCACACCTGGATGACGTCGGTGACTGAGCTGCCGCCCGAGCTCTACGACCAGGACGCCGAGCAGGCTGCCGCCTGGTGCGACCGCTGCGGGATCTACCACTCGACCACGTTGGACTGCCCGTCCGATGACGACGACTGACGACATCCCGACCAAGCGCTGCCCGTGGGACACCAACCGGGTCGGTGAGTGCACGCGCTGCACCCGGCCCGGCTGGACCTGCAACGGCTTCGGCCCCATCCCCAACCGCCCACGTCCCGAACCGACAGGACACCCATGACCCGCTCACGTCCCCGGCAGTGCCCCGACTGCCACAAGCCCATCGCTCAGGGCGACTGCCCGCACGTCGAGTTCCGCTACGGCCAGGCGATCATGTCCGAGCGTGGGTTCAACCGGCTGCTCGCCGCGCTCGACATGGCCAAGGCCGAGCTCGACATCTACCGCAACGGAGAAACCCCATGACCCGCTCCATCGTCCCACTCGCCAACATCGACCGTCGCATGCCCGAGGCTGGACGCATCCGCCTCGGCGTCAAGCAGGGCAACCGGCCCACCTCGATCGACACCTTCCGGTTCACCTCGCCCTACGAGGACGTGATCGAAGGGCTGGCTGCCATC